AAAAAAGACTCGTCAAGGAGTCTTTAATAGCTCTAGTTGAATACTTCCTTTTTCTATATCTAAAAACCTGTCTTTACAAGTTTTACACTCTACAACCCTTATGGTTCTTTGCATTTGAGCATATCTCTTTTCATAAAGAATCTCAACCTTTTGTGAACTATTGCATTTCTTACAAAACTTTTCCATTTTTATTTAAGTATAAACAAAAAAGCCCCGAAGGGCTAATTTGCTATTTAACTAATTAAAGTTATATAGAAGCTGAGTTTCCGTTAGTTGCACCTGTCATCACCTTGATAATCCAGTTTGAGTTAAGAGTCTTAGCTGCAAAAGGCATCTTCCATCCAACTGTTGACCATAGGTCGAGTGGGTTAGAAGTGTCTCCTGAACCAGGATTTTTAACATAAATCTTTGGACTAGAGAATGAATCAAGAGAAACCATAGCGTATGCACCACGACCAAAGATGTAAGTTGTGTAAACATTAGCCACATCTGTTGTAGATGTTGAGAAACCTCCTGAAAGGTCTACTGTTGGCTGATTTGTTTCCACAAATTCAACTCCGTGAAGTTTACCAATAACACCTCTTTCAATAGCGTCAGAAGTTGTGTATCGGTGTGCGTCAAGCCATTCTGAAGCACCAAACAAGTCCATAGCTACTTGTGGTCCGATTACACCTCGGTAAACAGCACCTGGGAAGCGTGGAGCTTTGTTAAGTTTCAATGTTCGAACAGCCTTTCGGATTTCAAGACCAGTAATAACGTCTGATGTGTGGATAGCTGAAGTAGATGATACTGCTGCAGTTGTCGCTACAAGTTGACGTGTTCCTGATGCTGAAAGTTCATTACGGATAAGAGCGTCAATACTCTCACCTGCGTTTTGTCCATGTACATCTACGTGTTCTTTCAAGTCTGTATCAATAGATGTCATCTTGAATAGAGAACCAATAGTTGTGTATGCTCCGTACTCTGCTAGAGTAGCAGTTACTTGAGTTGCAGTCATCGCTACTTCTGAAGGGTTTGTTGCTTCTGTAAGAGCTGAAGTAACTAGAGCAAGAGGAGTCAATCTGTTGAAGATTATACTCTTACCTTGGTTAAGTGATGCTTTCTTTACAGTTGCTCCGAAGTCGTGGCGAAGTTCTGCTTTTGCTCGTTCTAGGAATACCTTATCGTAAAAGGTACTCATAAGGTTCGAGAGACCTGCTGTTGTTGATGCCATAATAATTGTTAATTACCATGACCAACGCCGCAATTAGTCTTGTGGTAGGATTTTTTCTAATTCTGCTGAAGACATTTTAGATAAATCATCTTGTGTGAACTTTTTAAATACTGGAGACCTAGATGAAACTGATTCAGTAGCATCTTTCGATTTCTGTTCGGCTCTCATAGCTTTGATGGCAGATTGTACAACTGGATTCTTTAGAGCTTTAGCCCCGCCCAAATCCATTATTGCCTCAATCTCATCTGGCGAATAGCCATCAGCTCTAAGTTCTAGTTTTTCAAGTTTCACATTAAGAGAGTTATCATTTGTCTTCTCTGATAATGTTGATAATGATTTTACCGTTTTTGGTTCTTTAAGTTCTTTTGTTGCATCGTAGGCAATAGCTTTTCGTTGCAATTTCTTGAACTCTGATTTAGATAGAGTAACATCTTCAGATTCCTCCTCTTGCGATTCAGTCTCTTCTACTTGTTCCTCTGAGATATTTTCTTCCTGCTCTACTATCTCCTCTTGAGCCTGTACATTTTCTTCATCCATGAAATGATAAGTGGTTAAACGTTGAGATGGCAACGATACCTTTATAAGTTAGTTTTTGGGCGGGTACTATAACCGATTACTCTCCTGTTAAATCTCTCTTTATCTTAGTTTTATCTACTAAACCAAGAGATGATAGTAGGTCTTTTACCTTTTCAGAAGCATATCTTCTTCCAAATACTTCTTGTTCCAGTGATACCCTAGAAAACTCATCTAGTTTGATGTCACTTATATTATCTAGTTTATCACAAAAATCTTCTAGCTCTTTTTGAAGAGCATAAAACTCTGGGTATCTTTTTAGGTTTTGAATATCTATATGATTTTGTTTATTCATTGTTTTGAGGTTGAGCTAACTCTATTTGACCTTGCTCTACTTGTTGTTCTACTTGCTCCATAGCTTCTGACTCCATATCCTCAAGCTCACTCATGTGCCACCCCATAGACGACATAACCTTAAATAGTATTTTCTTTTTAACTGGGTCTGTTGTTATTGTTGGGTCTGCCGCTATTGCTTGTAGAAGTGCATTACCATTATTGATTTGAGCATAGATGTTCTTATTCTCACCTGTAGAGACAATATCTACCTCATAATCAAGGTCTTTGAAGAACTTATCTTGAACCTCTACCCATATCTTATCACCCATAGTAGAGATATTCATAAGAGCAGTCTCTTCAAAACCTTTATATACCTCCTCTGACATAGCTGGTGTTTCTACTTTAGCAAATTCAGGAGATAGAACATACTCAACAAACTTAGCATTTGCATAATTACGAGCATAGTTCTTTCTTAATTTAACTATCTCTTGCATTGAACCCGCTAAACGAAATACATGAGCACGATTTAATTCTTTTTCAATCTGTGGAAATACTAACTTTTTAATAAACAAGCCAAGGAATAGACCAATGTTTTCTTTCTTGTAATCAAAGACAGCTGTAGTTTGTTGTGTTTGTATTTGGACAGCTCCTAGAGTTGCTGAAGCTGGAGGATTCTCACCAGAAACAACATCACGACTAAATGTAAGGTTATCTGAGTGTTGCTCAATAGATAGTGCGGTATTTTGTAATCCAACTAACTGTCTAGCTTCTGTCGGGATAGGTGTAATCTCACTTTTGACTTTTAGTATCTCACCATTTTGTAGGTCTGTAGTAATATTAGAAGCGATAGTGTCATCTCGTGATTGGAATAATTGTATAGAACCTAGTTCGTTAGCTCTAGCTTCTTGGTTCTTAACCTCATTGATACGTCTTTGGTTCTCAAATAGTGTTTCAACGATACCAATACCCATCCAACGACCTTCTGTTTTATTGTAGTGAACCTCCTCAAATGGAACTTCATCAATCTGTTCCTTATAAAGAACAATACCATCTTCTGCAATAATAACTCCTTTGTCATTTTGAACAGCACTATCTACACCCGCAACAACCATCTTAGCCAATACATATTCGTTCTCGTCTGATTGTTTGTCTGTGAACCATGATAGTGGCACTTCTCCATAGCGTGTAAATACTTCAACAAGGGGAGCACCTTGAGATTTAGCAACTTGACTAGCACCAACATCATAAAGATTTGAACCATTTGATGTAGTACCAATAGATGAAAGGTCATAACCTTGTGAATATACCCCACTGAAAGCATCAATAGCTTCTTTAACATTCTCCCATCCATGCTTAGCCATTTTACGCATGTCTTGGTGTGATAATAGCTTTCTATCAAGGATATATCTTGCGTTCTTTAGTTTATCTGTCGCCTGGTCTACATAGAAGTGTCTTAGGTCTACCACCTTAGCACCTTTCTTTGTCTTTTCAAGTACAACAGTTCCGTAAACTGGTAGAAGTCTTGAGACCTCATTAAGAACTTGTCCCATTTCGTTCTTTTTAAGCCAAGCCTTTAGTTCTTTTTCTAGGATGTAAACATTCCAATCTGTCTCTGGGTTATTAGATACAAGGATAAAATCCTTAACATCCATATCAATCATTTTAGTTGCTACTTCACAACGCCAAGTAGAAAGATTATGAAAAACCTTTTTTCTTAATACTCCGTTTACTTCCTCATAGTCGCCTTTTTCGTAGTGTGAATTAAAGTATAGGTGTATCTTCTTTAGTGTGTTGTACTGGCTAAAATTATATCCAGGTACTACCTCAATTTCATTTTGAAGAAAGTCTTGTCGCTCCTCTCTTATTTGTTTAAAAATATCTATCATGGTTTATGTGCTACCCAGTACGGCTGAGATTACTCTCAACTGGACAGCACGCAAATCACGATACATAAATTATACCACACGCAAAAAGTGGCTATTCAAAACCTGCTTTACGTGATTGTCTATTAAGGTTTACTCTATCTTGAATTCTAATTTCATTAAAAATATTTACTGGTTCTTCCATGTAAATAGCATAACGCAGAGCATCACAGTTTGATACTAATACACCATTAGCAAAGAAATATCCATTTCTCGAAACGCTAGCAAAAACTTCTTCTTTTCCGCAATGCTTTAGCCCTGCAATTATTGTGGCAGTATTTGCCAAACTTCGTCTTAGCTGTGTATTCTCTATTACATTCATCGCAATTTCTAGTGATTGAGTATCTTGGGAAGTATTTTGCATTGACTTTTCCATGTTCGCTTCTGAACTTTTGTCCTTCTGGTGTTTTAGACCATTCTGAAGCAGCATCTTGACCTGCCTTAGCCCATTTTTGAAACTTACCCTCCCAATCTTGATAGTGTTCAGCAAAGTGCTCCTTTTGTGATACAAGTTGGAGATTAGATATGTCGTTATTAAGTGTGTTACGGTCTTTATGGTGGATATGAAAGCTCTTAGGTATTTGCCCGTTATATTTTTCCCATATATATCTGTGTAGACGTTTTGTTTTATAGCCTGTAAGTTTCGTTGCAGAAGATACAAAATAGTTACGAAGCTCACTCCTGTTTGAGTTTGGGTATCGCCTAAAGATAATTCCATCAATAATTCGTGTTTCCATATTACAAGTTTATCAGAATATCGCAAAGAGTCAAGTCTTACAAAACCCCTTTGTGTCAAATACGGATGGTCAGCGGTAACCTTAGACCCAATAAACTCATAAACATCTTTGAAGCCCGTTGATTTAGTATATAAAATATCTCCCTCAATCTTAGTATCTGCTGTAAAGCAAGCATGGTCGTTTTCCTTAATAGGGTTTTCCTGCTCGTTGTTATTCATTCTCTTGTCTGGATAACGATAATTCTCAAGCTCCCAAATAAGATTAGTACAGCTAGAGTGAATATGTATTTTACCTTGCATAAATAAAGCCCGTATCTTACTTATACCATTCTTAATACTGTCTTTATTCTTGACTACCTCTCGACAATATACATTAGCTTTCTTTAGTTCTTCAATAGCACTAGGACTTTCTGGGTCGGGATAAACCTCTTCAAATCTTAAGGCACTTACATACTCAGCGATTTCTATATCAGTCTTACCTGGTTTGTACCACTCAGATGTTACCCAAAATGAATTATCCCAATCTTTCTCTATTGAGATTACTGCAGTTGGGTTTGTAAAACCAAAGTCAATACCAGCAAAGTATTTAATAGGGTTAGCTGGTTTTCCATCTGTGTATACATGGACATCACGTCTAAACTCTTTGTAGACCAATCCTTCAAGTTTGCGAAAGTCTGCTAGGTATTCTTGGGCAAATCTATCTTCTGTAATCTCTTTCTTAATACGCTCAATCTCCTCTGGTTCGTTCATTGGGTTATCATAAGACGTAGCGTGTAAATAAAACCAATCCTCACTTGATTGTGCTCTTACTGTTAAATCATAGAAGTCATTAAATCCGTTTGGTGTTGAACCAAATACCGCCCTACCTTTAGATGTCAAAAGTGTAGGAGCTAGAACCTTATCCCAATACTCCATGAATTGACGACAAAAAGCCACCTCGTCGGCTAAGATTAAATCATTCTCAGTTCCTCGCCCTTTACCAGAGAGGATAACCGACTCCCAACCTTTTAAACTTACTAATGATGTCCCACCTTTTAAGTTTCTTACTCTGATTTCAAGTAGTGTTTCGTTCTTTGATACAACAGCTTCACCAAATACATCTAGGAATATTTTCCAAGCAATATCTCTAGCATCTCCGTGAGTCATAGCGTAGTAAGTTACATGAGCATCATCTACTGTAAGGGCTGTTCCTAGTGCTTCGTAGGCAAATAAAGTAGTCTTACCAGAGCGTCTACCCCAGTTTAATACTTTAAATCTACTCTTATTGAGTATTGTCAGTTCCTGTTTCGGTGTTAGTTGCATTGATATTAAAAGACTTAGCTACTGCTTCTGGGACTACAACTGTTAAATTACCCTCTATCTTAGAGTCTACATCTTGCTTAGGATTTCCTTCAGCCATTTTCCAAATATCTATCTTATTTAATCCCTCAAAGAAAGCTATCTTTTCTTCGTCGCTTAATCCCTCAAGATATTCTTTAGCATAAGTCTTTAAAGATTTACTTCCTTTTGGTCTTCCTCCTGGATTACCGCTTACACCTTTTTGAAATAACCAGGGCTTACTGTTAGTTTTCTGTTCTTCAGATTCCATAACTTAATTATACAAGCTAATCATTATCCTGTCTATATAAAATATTAGACAGACAAATAACTACTCTTCTACCACTTCTTCTGTTTTCTCTTGTTCTGGTGCATTTTGTGGCTTTATAGCACTACTTAACTTGTCTTGTAGAATAGCTACAGCCATAGCTTCACCACCCTTGATTTCTGCCTTACTAATTAAAACCAATATGTTATTTATATCTTGTTTTGTTAGTTGTAAATTGATTATTGTATCCATACTTTATATTTTATATTATTCTCTGTTATCTGCAACTATTTACTTGGTTCTTCTAAAACTAATCGCTTATTGATTATATCTATGTATTCAGGTGAGATTTCTATACCTACATAGTTTCTGTTATTTTTCTTTGCCATTTTTAATGTTGTTCCACTACCTGCCATTGGGTCTAGAATTATATCTCCTTCATTACTCCAAGAGAGTATGTGGTCTTCTGCAAGTTTTTCAGGAAATTGTGCAGGGTGTCCTGTCGTTCCTGCATTGGTGGCTAAATCCCAAACATTTTCTTTTTGTTTAGTTTGTTTTACTTCGTTATTATTGTGTCCTTCTGAGGTAGAACCAGTGGTGTCCTGATAAAAAGTTCTTTTATTTGTCTTACTTCCAGCATTTTTACAATCAACCATAATCGGATTAAACACATTCAGTTTTCCTTTACTGAATACAAACATATATTCAAATGCCTGTTCGTATCTATTGTGAGTGAGTGGAATGTAGTTTATTTTTCTGTATATCATCGTATCGTGCAGATTAAATCCAATATCCTTGAAGTAAAGTGCTTGTTTGAATGATGTTCCTGTCTCACTTCCTTTAATCGTGGCATCTCCTACTACCCAAACTACTACACCACCATCTTTCACTATCCTAAATAATTCTTTAGCAATTCCTTCAAAATCAAAAGTATAGCCATTGTATGTGCGTAGGTTGTCGTAAGGTGGAGAAGTCAAAACCATATCAATACTCTTATCAGGTATATCTTTCATTACTTCTAAACAATCTCCTTGAATTATTTGGTTCATATTACTTACTTGGTTCTTTTAAGTGTTTTTTCATAATACCTTCAAGTTCGTTTATTGTAATAGTTTCTACACCCATGTAGCCATCAAACATACCATCTATTTCTCCTAAGATTGCCTCTTTGTATTTCTCCTTAGCTTTGATTGTAGCTGAGGTGAAAGCATGTAGTATTAAGTCAAAGATTTCATCATAACTACTTGCTTCAAATACATTTTTGCCGTGAAAATCGCTTATATCAGCAACTTCTATAGCTTTCATTATCTGCATAGTGATGTCTTTCGGACTAAAATCAGCGCCCCATGTCTTATCTGAAGGGGATATATCGCTGTTTATGTGTTTTCCACACCAGCACTTTCCGTTTTGTAGACTTGGTACACAAACATTATTCTTTCTATTTATTTCGAGATTATCATTTAATGTCTCATTTGAAGTAGCTTCTTCAAATGCTATTCTTAAACCTTTTTCTACTGGGTTTTCTTTTGTTTCTTCCATAGGTGTTTCTTTTAACATACTAATTCTCGTTTATTTAATAATCCCCCTTGTCCTTGAAATTATTCACTTCACAAGCACATATTATGTTTACTGGTTTACCACAACCACTACACTTTTTAAGTCCCTTTTTCCAATCTTCTTTTTTCACAATATTTAATCTTATCTAATAATAATTTAGAGGCAGTATTCAGTTCATAGAGAAGTTTTGCAGAGGTGGTAATTCCGATTCTTTATTGTGCGGGTGTTCCTACCGCTCCACATGCCTCTTTGCTCCCTACGAACTGAGTGCTACCTCCTGAAGAAGTACCTAACTTACAAACGCTATTACTAATAAAACCATGAGTGCAAGTCCTACTATCCAATCACCTTTGAAACCCCCTGTCTTACCTTCTACTTCTATATCTTTTAAGAAGTCATGTTTTGCGTAGTCTTGTTGTTGCATTTTATTTAATTATCTTACCTAGATTATTTCTTAATATATTTAGTACAAGAAACTTTTGTATATTTAGCGGTAGTGGAACTATTATATCTCCCGATTTATCGCTTATAGTTAGAAAATCACCTTTTGAACCTTGTGTATATTTTGTTATTTTCATATATCCTCGTAGGCTTTGGTTGCTAATTCGTCCTACACTTTAATCATAGCATGCTGTATGCATAACACAATAGACTAGTCTGTGGAAAACTTTTTGTCTGCTTTCGCCTTATGTAGCTTGACAGAATACGCCCTCCTTTCTTTCTTTGTTGTATTTGCCCATCTATATTTTGCACGGATAGAGTTTAGATTTATCTCTTCTCCACAATGAGGGCATGTTGGTTTAGTTTTCATAATGTTGTTTTATTATTACCGCAAAGTATATACAAGTTGCTATTCCGCCAACTATCCAATGAATCTTGAATGCCCCATAAAGAGTCAAGAGTGTTGCTATCAGTAGCAGTAAGTTTAATAGTAATTGTGCGTGTTTTCTTTTCATTTTCTTATAATCCATAACCCAATTCGTTTACCTGATAATCTTCACTTAATGTTTCTTTTAGTGATTGTTCTAAATGTTTTGCTCTTTCTATAGCGTCTTCATACTCTCCAACTGTCATGGTTATCTTTTTAGCTCGACGTTTTTGTTCTTTAAGTTCCGCTATTTTTCGTTCTTTCTTTTCTTTCTCAATTTCTTTAATTTTTGCTTTTGATAGTGGTTTATATTGTCTGTTTATATAATCTAACCAGTTTACAGCTAAAGTATCTTTTATATAATCACCAGTAAGTTTCTTTTTTTTATTAAACGTTTTTACCGCCTTCTTTTTTGCTACTTTTTTCTTTTTACTATTTTTCTTCATATTTAATCTTTAAAACTACTAATATATTCTTCTGTTTGTAATTCTGACGGAAAATCTACATAATCCATTTCTGATAGTTCTGGATTTGTTTGTAGTATTTCCATTAGTTCTTCGTGTACCCTTGTTACATCCTTTGTTTCAAGTTTTGTTGTGCTATCTATTTTATACATAGCTTCTTGTAATGGCTTCCAAAGGTTTTCTTTAATACTTTTTTCATCCCAACGTATTTTATAGTTAGGTTTTAACACTACTCGCATATCATAGCCTTTTGAATTTAATTCATCGGCTAGTTTACGACAAAACAAATGTATCGCCTTATTCTGTTTTAGTGTTCTTTTTTCCATTCTGGTATTTTAAAATGGAATATTTGCTAAACTATCCAATTCTTCATCTGTAAGAGTTTGACCTACACTTTCAGCAGATTTTATATTTATCTTGTCTTGTTCTGTAAGTTCTCTTTGTGTTGGAATGTCATCAAGGCTTGGTATCTTTTCTCCTGTTTCATCATCTACTGCTACTTTTTTTGATTTACTTCCAAACTGAAAACTCTCTGCAATAATTTCTGTACGATAGTTTTTCTTTCCGTCTGTTTCCCATGTTCTTGTTTGAATACGACCCTCAATAAGAATACTGTCCCCTTTAGAGCAATATTGTTTGATAGTATCTGCTTGTTTACCAAACATAACTATATTATGAAACTCTACATCTTCTTGTTTAGTTCCACTTGCGTCTTTCCAAACTCGATTTGTCGCAATTCCAAAGTTTACAACCGATTGTCCACTTGGTAGTGCTTTAAGTTCTGGGTCTTTAGTGATGTTTCCTATAATTGTTACCTTGTTTAAATACATAAAATTAAAATGTTAGCTCGTTTATAATATCTTCTATTTTTGTCAACTTATCTTTTTGATACTCAAAATAAATATCAACATCACTTTGTACATCTTGCCTATTTACTACAAAATGATGAAGTTGTAGGTGTTTAGGCATTCGTGGGTCATACATTACAAAGTAAAGAGTTTCTAGTTTTTCATTTACGATGAAATATTGCAATACTTGAAACTCATATTCGTCTGGTATTTTTTTAGTAATGATTGCTTTTATATGACTTGCTGATGATAGACATTTAACCTCTACGGCTTTTTCGTCGTTGATTATTCCGTCTGGCGAAATTGCTATATCTTTAAAATTATCATGTTCCCAAACAACCAAAGAATTGTCTATTTTTTCATCTATCTGTTCTGCAAATAAACTAAGAGCTTCTTCTTCTAGTCTTGTACCTCTTTCCATTGGGTTTTCATCGTCTGCTGTTTCAGCAATACGTTCTGCAATAATCTCATAGAAAGCCATTTTTTCGTCTGTGCCACGTTTTACAACTAAGTCTTTAAGTCTTGAGCCTGTTACCTTACCTTTTCGACCTTCAAACCAATCTTCTTTTGTTTCGTATGTTTTGATTTTCATATTATTTCAATATCTTTTTAAGTTCTTCTTTTTTATCGAAAACTTCTTGTTCTTTAATTGCTGTTCCTAGTGTTTTCCAAATTGTTTGAAGTTCTACAAGTGTTGTTGCTTTTGAGAGTTCTAAAACTGCGTCTTCAATAATCTGTTGTTTTTTCTCTAATTGATATTGATTAAACTCTTCCATTTCTTCTGATGAAGCAATATCGCCAGAAGCCATATAACCAAGAAGTGCTAATGCTCTACCAACTGCTATTGTTTCAAGTTTCTCAAATGCTTTATCTCCTTGCTTCTTCCCTATTGCGTGTCCTGTAGCTTCACCAGAAGAAGGATTTGCTTTATCCTTTAATATTCTAGCTGTAAACATTATTTCGTTTTCAAGTATCTCTGGTTTTGTTTCAATTAAACCATTTGGGTTTTTTTCTCTAAACTCTTTTATACGAGCTGGAACAGTTGCGTATGCTTTTCCTTTTAAATCTATTGTTGGTGTTCTCATTATTCTAATTCACTATCTAATATATCAAATCTTCGACCTTGTCCGTCATCGTATTCTTCTTCGTAATTTGCGTCGTTAAAAGCAAATACTCTTTTTAAGAATGGTACATTTTCTTGTCCGTTTAACCAGTGTTTTATTTGTATTGCTGTTCCAAACATATACACTGGAATTTGTGTTGCGTCGTTATTTTTATAAACAATTTTTAAATCACTCATATATTTACTCATTATTCTGCTACTCATACAGTATGCATTATTGCTGTATATAATGCAAGTTTATAACTGTGGAAAACTATTTAATCTCTTTTCTCTTATATCCTGATGGTTTAATACTTGGGTCAGTGTATCTATGATACCGAGGATATTCCCCTTCCTTTAATACAGGTATGGGCATTTTATTTCTTATTCTTACGTTTATACACGTGTCACAAAAATCCCAAGAGCATAGTTGTTCTTCTAGTTTAGTGTTTTCTTTAGTTCCAAGTGTTTGATTGTATTCTTCTCTAGTCATTTTATCTCTCTTTATTTAAAATCTTATAAATATATCTATTCCATGATAGACCTGATTTTATCTTTTTCTCCATTAAGAGCTTCTTAGTTCCTTTGTGAAGTCTTACAGAGAAGACATCGTATTTTATCTTTTCTTCTTTCTCTGCCATATTACTTAGTCATTAAAT